ACGTGCATTAGCTAATAATAGTATTGCATACAAAGGTAAGATTAGTATGGAAACATTTATGCGTGAATGGTTAGCACTTGTAGAAAGTAAATCAGGAGAACGTGGTATATTTAATCGTAAGTCTGCCGTTAAACAAGCAGAAAAAAATGGTAGACGAGATGCTAACTATGCTTTTGGTTGTAATCCTTGCAGTGAAATTATTCTTAGACCATATCAGTTTTGTAACTTATCTGAAGTTGTTGTAAGAGCAGAAGATACTGAAGAAACACTTTTAGAAAAAGTTGAAATGGCTACTATTCTTGGAACACTTCAATCTACACTTACAGACTTCAAGTATCTACGGTCACAATGGCGAAAGAATACAGAAGAAGAAAGATTACTTGGAGTATCATT